AAGAGTATGGCTGATATAGTTCCTAACGCATTACTTACAACAAGTTTTGGTCTTGGAATCTGACCACGTTGATATGCAAAACCTGTAGCTTCTATAGGAAACCTTTGATAAGAATTACCAGCCCAGACTATTTCACCGTTTGCATTAAGATTAGATCCAGAATGAAATCTATAAATTGTAGTCGCACCATGTAAAGAATTATCTAGCTGTAATGTAAAAAGTTCAATAATTGCAGAAGGATTTATTTTTTGAACTTCACTAAAAACAGGACCAGTACTCATGGTTCAAATACCTCTCTAAATGTTGCCTGTATTGTTGCTCTGTTTAAATATGGAATTGATTTAGACCATGCTTCACATACAAATTTAGATGAACTAGCCTCTCCTGGTGGAGTAAAATCAAAGCTGGCACTATCATTTGCTCTTGCATCTAAAAATGTTTCTATAGTATCCGCATCTGTTTCTGATACTTCAAACGTAAAGTTAAATATTTTTGGATTTTGGTTTTGTGCGAGGCCAAATAATATGCGATGCTCATAACCATCAGCAAAACGAACTGTTCTAGTATTTGGTGCGGACCTTTTTTGTTGCCCGTATGTTGGTGTGATTGATGGAAAAGTAGCCATTATGCAAGTAAACCTCCCGGTCTTTTCTGTTGTACAATTTCAGATTGTACCGCTACTGAGATAAGTCGACCAAGTTCTCTACCTCTATCTTCATCTCCTTCAACTGAAGATCCAGATGCATCTACATTTACTACAACATTTGTAGATCCGCCACCCATTTCATGATTAGGAGTAACTCTACCTGTAACCCCTGGTGTAAATAATTCTGGACCACGTTCTCCAACAATATAAGATTTATTAGGCTTGGTAACACCACCATTTGCAAAGAATCCTCCAATAACAGGAAGAGAACGTAAAATAGAAGTTGCACCAAAATCAATTAATTGTCTTTGAATCGAACCAAATACACTACGAGCTACCTCTCCTAAAGTCATAGTTCCTTTTATTGCACCATCTATAGCATCAACAACTCCAGTTTTTATTGTAGAAGCAATTCCTTGATATAAATTACTAATTCTCTGTAATTCTTCTTGTAATCTTAAAGCATCTTCATATATTTTTCTTTCTTCTTGATGTTGTTTAGAAGTAATATCTAAAATACCACCTTTAGCCTTTTTAGCTTGTTCATCAAATTCTCTAAGTTTTTCTTGAATACCAGCCTCTCTTTGTCCAAGTTGTGTTGCTTCTAACAAAAATTTATTTTTCTTTTCTACATTTTTTGTTATTTGGTCATAGCGTAATTTTTGTAATTTTAAAAGATTTTCTTCTTCTTTTGTCAATTGAAGAGAAATAATTTTATTTTGTATTTCTGTTTTTCTAGCTTGACCTAATCTTCTACCTTTTAATTTTTCAAATAAATCTGCAAGTGCAGGATCATCGTCTACCCTTTTTCTAGCATCTGATAATAATGTTGCTCTTCGTATCCCTGTAATTTTACTTGGATCTCTTTCTCCTGATCCAGCAAGCACTTTTGCTGCAACAGCAGCTATTCTCGTTAAAAATCTAGAAAAAATACTTTGTAATTCTTTTGTTCCTTCACCAAAATTTTTAAGTGCTTGAACACCATCTTTACCAACAACTTTTTCCATCTCAACCATTGCTGCATTAAAAGCAGCCTGTGTTCCTTCTGTTTCTTCTAATAATTTTAAGTATTCACCTGTAGGAGTATTCGCAAGACCTATAGATTGATTAATTTTATCAATATTTAAAGTAAAAGGTTCTAAAGCTCTGCCTAACTCATTTAACCCTTGTACAGCCGTAGTAATTTGTTGAAGAACAGCAGTAGCAACAAGACCTCCTGCAAAGCCTCCCATCTGTCCACCCATTTTTGTACCAATAAATCCACCAGCACCACCAGCAAGAGCACCTAATGGACCTTGTCCAAATAACAATGGAAATGCACCACTGACTAATGCACTTGATATAGCACCATCTCCACCACCACCACCTTTCTTACGTTTACCAAAAACGCTACTTATTTTGCTTGCTAAATCTGTATTTTTCTTTCTTTGTTCATTATTTTTCTTTATAGCAGTGGTTTCTTTATCCATTGCTCTTACTTGTTTTTCTGTAGCTGCTACCGCTGCTTTATGTTCTTTAGTTCCGAGTTCTAAACTATTAGCATACTCCTGCAACGCATCTGCTGTTGCCATTTGTTGATTAGCAGTTTTACCAAAAGCTCCATTCACCTCGTTAACAGATTTAACGAGATCCTGCATATCTTTTCTATATTTTTTAATTTCATCTCGTTGTTTTTTGCCTCCTTTACCCCCTGTATTACGAGGGTTCATTATGTCTATACCACGAATCTTATCTACACTTGTTGATAACTCATTTACTTTTTGCTTTAACCTATCAAGACCAGATTGCCCTTTTACCCTTAAATTAATATTTACACCATATTCACCTGCCATTGGATTCGACCTAAAACCAAAACTTTATTTTAGTGTACCGCTTTTATGGTTTTCTTGCTTGCGATTTATTCTTTGCATCTTGTATTGCTTTATCTTCATATTCTCTTTTTAACTCAAAATAAGCAATCCAATTTATATATTCTTCTTTTGTTAATTTACTTGTAAGTTCTTGTACTGTCATTCCTAACTCTGCTGCTAGAAAAAACATAAAAAACCAATCATTTCTAGCTTTTTAAATTTGCCTTCGCTTCCTCCATTTTGTAATCATCACCAGAACCCAACATTGCAAGTTGAATCTCTTGTAAAACTCCTGCATTAATTTCTCTTCTTAATGATGCCTTATGACCATCTTGAAATAATCTATTACCATCTTTGTCTAATGCTTTTGTAATCATTAAAGTCAAAGCAAAATCTTCACTAGATCCTGATTCTCCAGATCTAGCAACAATTGATTCTCTTTCTGCAATAGTTAAAGGATGCCAATATATTTCTAAAACTGTCTCATCTCCTTCTTTCAATTCATAAACATATTTTTGGCTGACACCAAATTTATTTTTGAGAAGTTCAATAGCTTCCATACAATTATTTAAAGTTCTTATATTATACTAGGCATTAGCCGTAAATTGGCAAGATATTATACCGACAAAGTGACTCCTATCTTCAACATCTAACGGAGTAGGACCATTGATATCACGAACTTTTGGTGAACAGCTAAATGTATCAACATAAGTAGAAGTATTAACAGAGGTTAAGCCATCTATTACAGATTCGCAAACACTAGATAACTTTGATGTTCCTTTTGATTTAGGAACATATACATTACATTGAATAACACCAGAATAATAATCTGAAGATGCACCTTGGTTTTGTATTGTTGATTGTTCAAAATCTACAGACATCAAAATATACTTTTTTGTCTTTCCAGGATTTGTAAAATGCACATTATCATAAACCATCAAAACAGTTGGATCAGCATCATTTACTGCATCTGTAACTGCCTTTTCAAAAGCTGCTCTTGTATTTACTAAAGTCATAATTAAAATTCAGTATATTTAATACTTGGATTTCTTTGAGTCTTAGTAGATTTAGGAGAGTTATTAAATGTTGTACTACCTCCAAGAAATAATTTACCTTTACTCGTCATTGTTTGACTTATCATCTTTCCTAAAGAACCTTGAATAAACATTTGCAATTTACCACCTTCTAAAGCATATATTGAATATTCAGCTTTATTACCAATATAAACAGGTCGTTTATAATTAAAAGCTCTTTTTACAGGATATCGTGGTTCTATTACTGGATTCTTAGGTCTATTTTCTTTTACAGAACTTGCAAGAAACATTCTTGTAGCTTCTCTTTTTATACCAGCCCAAGGTTGATGTTTTTGTATAAAATCATTTGCTTTTACTGGACTACTTTGAACTTTCCAACTAGAAGCAAAAAATCCTGTATAAACTGGACTATGCTTTTTTGTTGATAATGTTCTATGTACTTTTTTTATAAGAGCATTAAAATCTTTAGATATTTGTTTATCTAAATCTTTTGGCAAGTCACGAAGTGTTTTAGCAGTCATTAGAACCTCACTAATAATGTAAACAGATAAGTCTGTCCACCTTTCTTAGTATCTATATCAACTATTTGAGCTAATCTATTAGACCCAGCAAAACTTAATGTAACTTCATCTTCAAGATCTGGCTGATTATCTCCAATAAGATCAGGTGTAAGATAAATCTTTGCTTCTCTCATTTCTTGTCCTGCTTCCTCTTCTGATCTAACAAAAGATATTGGTACTTTTAAATCTGAATATGTAGTATCTACAGTAACTTGTTCTCCAGTATCTACGTTATAACTAGAAACACCTTTTTTTGTATACGAAATAGTGTGGTCAAAAGAATCACCTAAAGTTGCAACAACACTTTTGGCAACACTTTTAAATAAACTATCTAATTGACCTGCCATTATCCTCTAACCACCTTCATCTGAAAAGCACCTGCTCCACCTAGC